AAAACGAAGCTATGTCATCATCTGAAGCAGAAGATGCTAATGATACTCTTAATGCTATGCTTTCTAATTTTTCTAATGAAAGTATGCTTATTACTGCTAGAACAGAGGAAAGCTTTACTCTTACAGGTGCGGCTAAATATACTATAGGAACAGGTGGAAATTTTAATACTACTAGACCTATAGCAATAGTTTCAGCATATGTAAGAAATGGTGGAATAGACTATCCTTTAGAGATTATAAGCGATACTAACTATAACTCAATACAAGATAAATCAACATCTGGATTGCCTGATAAACTATTCTATGATGGTGCTTATCCTTTAGGTAATATTACTCTTAGTCCAGTGCCTATTGCAGGTTACACACTTACTTTATTGAGTGAAAAGCCAATGGCAACCTTAGGTCTTGACGATGAATTTAGTTTTCCTGCAGGTTGGGAAGAAATGATTGTCTATAATCTAGCTTTAAGACTTTGTCTTGAATATGCAGTAGCTCCTACTGATGTATTAGTATTATTAGCAAGAGAAGCTAAAGGTAATGTAAAATCTGCAATTATGAAGAATAGACCGCTTAAAAAAGAAGTCGGTGGAGTACAAAACATTTATACAGGTTATAACTAATGGATATAGGTTTAGTAGGTCAGTCTTATCAAGAATCTTCATTACCGTTTGACGCTCAAAGAATGGTTAATCTTTACGCCGTTCAAGACCAGCAAGGGAAGAAAGTTACTGCTTTATATGGTACTCCCGGATTAAGCTTATTCTCTTCAATAGGTACAGCAAAAAACAGAAAATGTTATGTCGCTGCAAGCGGTAGAGCTTTTGTTATATCAGGGGCTAAATTATATGAACTTCTTGCTGATGCAACATATGTTGAATTAGGTAGTTTACTGCAATCTTCTGGTGTTGTGTATATGGCTGATAATGGTTTTCAGCTTGGTATATGTGATACTAAAAATATTTATATGTATGACTTTGAAAGCGAAGTATTTACTAAAGTAACTCTCCCATCTGGGGTAACAGCAGGAACTTTAGCTTTTATTGATGGTTACTTTGTTATAAGTGATAAAAATACTGGTAAGTTCTATATTTCAAAGATATATGACGGATTAACATGGGCTGTGCTTGATTTTGCTACTGCTGAAAATTCTCCAGATAATCTTGAGAGAGTTTTTAACGCTTTAGGTCAATTATGGCTTTTAGGAACTTATACAACTGAAATATGGACTAATACAGGTTCTTCTGCTTTTCCTTTTGAGAAAATAAACACTAAGCTTGAAGTTGGTATAGTAGCTCCCGATAGTGCGGTTGATATTTCAAGCTCTTTATTCTTTTTAGGTAGAGATAAAGCAGGTAGTACTAGGGTTTTTAATACTATAGGTTTTAGAGGAAATCCAATTAGCACACCGCCAATTGAATTAATTTTAAGGAAAGCTGGTGATTTAAGTACTGCTAGAGCATTTAAATATCACCAAGATGGTCATACATTTTATGTATTAACAGGAGCTAATTTACCGACAAGTCTTTGTTATGATGTTACAACACAACTTTGGCATGAAAGAGCTTACTTAAATGAATTTGGACAGTTTGAACAACATCTTGCAATAGACCACATGTTCGCATTTGGTAAACACTTAGTAATTGATAGATTAAGTTCAAAAATATATGAGATGTCACCAGAATTCTATACGGATGCAGGAAATTGTATATTAAGAGAAAGAATTTTTACACATTTAAGTGACAATAACAAAAAAATAAGGTATAATAGGCTTGAAATTGATATGGAAGTCGGTGTTGGTTTACAGAATGGACAAGGCTCTGACCCATTAATTTCCTTGCTGCTTAGTAAAGATGGCGCACGCACATGGTCGAACCCTTATCAATGCTCTATAGGTAAAGTCGGACAATACAGAACTCAAATTGTATTTAAGCGACTAGGCATGGCAGAAACAATAACTTTTAGATTACAGATTTCAGAACCAGTTAAAGTAGCTCTTATTGGGAGTTATGTCGATGTCTCGTAATCCAGCTCCATTAGACCAACCAATTATAAATGAAATAGGAGACTTACCGCCAGAGTGGGTAATGTACTTTGACGGTCTTTTTCGTGGCGACACAGGTACAGATTGGACACCAGTATTTGTTGGGTTAGGCTCGACAGGAACTCCTACTATCACAGGGAGATATTATCAACTCTCATCTAACTTAGTTTATTTTAGAGTTAAAATTACTCCTGCTACAAATACTACATCAACAGCAGGTAGTACTTATATAAATAACTTTCCTTTAAGTATTTTTGGTGATGGGGCTTGTTTGGCGGTTGCGCCAACAGCAGGTTTAGGGGTTGGTTTGGGGGTTGCTGATGCGGCATCAGGTAGGATTTTCACTCCTGCTTGGAGTGCAACAACAGTGCCGATTACAATTTTAGGTTTATTAGAAGCGAGGTAAATTATGGGTATTGGTAGTTTTTTAAAGAAAGCATTAGGAATTGCAGCACCAATAGCTGCAATAGCTTTTCCAGGTATTGGCACAACATTAGGCACAGCATTAGGAGCAAGTGGTCTTACAGCTTCCACTCTTGGTGGAGCATTAATTGGTGCTGGTTCTGGAGCATTAACAGGCGGTGGAATTAAAGGTGCTTTACTTGGTGGTGCATTAGGTGGGCTTGGTGGTTATGCGCAAGGTGGTGGTTTTAGTGGAGTTGGTACACAAGGTGGTGGATTACTTTCATCAGGAGCTATGCCTACAGGAACTGCTTTAGATTTATCATCTGGTACTGGTAATTTATTAACGCAAGGTGGTGGGTTAACTGGTAATGCTTTAAATGTAGCTAATCTTGCTACACCTTTAAATATTGCTGGTGGAACATCAACAGCTTTGACTAATCTACCAAGTTATTCAACATCTACACTCGGTAGTAGATTATATGATATGTTTGGTGGTGAAAAGGCGGTGGATGTAGCTAAAAATCTAGCTTCTGGCATACAAAGTAATCAAACTTATAAAGATATTGCAAAAGCTCAATTAGCAGCTAATCAACAAGCGCAATCTAATCTTTCTCCATATATGGCTACAGGTGCGGCAGCTAATGAAAGATTAGCGGCTTTATTAGGTTTGACTGGTGATAATAATGAGGATGTTTTATCAGCTTTAAGAAGCACTCCTGGTTATCAATTCCGTATGCAAGAGGGGCAGAATGCTCTTAATACAAATCTAGGCTCAAGAGGTAAATACTTCTCTGGTGAAGCTTTGAAAGCATCACAGGAATTTGGACAGGGTTTAGCAGACCAAACATATAACGATTTACTTAAAACTCTCGCCACTCAATCTAGTCAAGGCTTAGGTGCTGCTGGCACAAGTGGAGTTTATTCTACTGCTGCAGGTGATATACAAGCTAATAAATTACTTGCACAAAGTAATACGTATAATGAAATGTTGAATAGCATATTTAACCCAGTGAGGTACTAATGGCTGATTTAAGTGTATATGAAAAAGTAACTCCTCTTTTTAAGCTAAAACAATTGGCACAAAAAGAGCAATTTGCTATAGACCAGTTGAAACAAGAACAAGCTTTAAAAATACAAAAAGCTAATGAGTTAGATGTTAGTAAACTTGGTGAACAAGCTTTTGTAAAGGCGGCAATGGGTGAAGCATTATCCCCTCAAGAGATGGCAGCGGCGCAATATATAGATGCTAAAAGCGCATTACCTGTATATAACCCTGTAACTGGTGCATTGGAGCAGAAACCTAGTATATCTTCAAGAATGGGTTTAGGGGTTCAAGCGCAACCAAATAGAAACCCGCCTACTTTGCCAAAAGATATAGTGCAAAATGAGCCTTTGACTGATTTAGATATTCGCTTTCAACAGGAAATGGCAAAGGCAAAAGGTAACCCAAAATTACAACAACAATTAACATCAGCGTATTCTAAGAGTAAGACAGAATTTACAGAAGGACAATCTAATGCTGCGACTTACGCTGATAGAATGAGGGAAGCAGAGAATATTTTGACTACTCCAGCTATTCAACAAGCAGGATTGAGTATGTCAGAAAGAATAAAATCCTCTGTTCCTTTAGTAAGTAATTATATAATTTCTCCTGAAAAGAGACAACTAGACCAAGCGCAACGCAATTTTATTAACGCTGTATTGCGTAGAGAATCTGGAGCTGTTATTAGTGAGCAAGAATTTGAAAATGCTAGATTACAATATTTTCCTCAACCAGGAGATGATGAACAAACTTTAGCTAATAAAGCAGTGAATAGAGAATTAGCTTTACAAGGTTTATCACGTTCTGCTGGTGCTGCTTATATGCCGAAAACAAATAAACTAGAAGAAAAATTTAGAAACGAAAAAAACAAAGGTGTAGTAGATTATTCGGAGTATTTCAAATAATGCCAATTGTTAAAATGCCAGACGGTACTCAAGTACAATTTCCTGATAATATGCCATCAGAGCAGATTAAAGGAATGATTGCGTCTAAATTTCCTGATGCTGTACCTAAGAGTTTTACCGAAAGAGTAGGAGAGGATATAAATAAAAGGCTAGAGGCTAGTAAAACAGCTCCTGACCTTGCTAATTTCCTTATTTCTTCTGCTAGAATTGGTGTAGGAGTACCTGCTGATATAGCGAGCGAAACTATTAAATCTGGTTATAATATGTTACCAGAAGCAGTACAGCAACCCATAGAAAAAGTAGGTAAGGCTGTTGTTGAGCAACCGCTAGTAAAAAAAGGTCTGCAGTTTGCGGAAGAAAAAGCAAAAGAATATCCTACTTTAGCCAATGCTCTTGGTTTAGTTTCTGAATTACCAGTTGGTGCTATAGCAACCAAAGTTGGTGCTAGTGCTACAGGTAAAGTACTAGGTACTGGAAGAAAAGCCATAAATGAATTATCTGATAGATTTGCAACTGAAAAGGTAGCTAAGAAAGCTGTTACTTCAGCGCAAGATAAAGCAGTAGCTAATAGATTATATAAATTATCAGAAGAAGCTGACATACAATTTCAACCTGATAATTTAAGTGAACTTAATAAAAACCTATCTTCTTTGATACCTAAGACTGATGCAGAAAAAAGAGCATGGGGAAAAAGCTCTGCTTCTAGGTTTGTTCAGGATTTACAAGAAACAATGCAAGTTGAACCATTAACCTTAAATGGCGCTTTAGCTCAAAGAACAGTATTGAATGATGAAATAAGTGCAGCATATAGAGCTGGTAAAAATGCAGAAGCTAATAAGCTTATGGAAGTTAAAGATGCTTTAGACAAAACAATGATGAATCCAGAAACTAGTGCATGGCAAGAAGCTAATCATATATGGGGTAAGGCATCTACTAAGCAAGATTTAGAAGATATGGTTTTATCTGCCCAAGATAAGGCACAACCAGCTAATTCACTTGATACCGCTATAAGTAACTACATTCGTAAAAATAGTAGAAACCTTAGAGAGAATGAAAAATTAGCTCTTAGAAGTGTAATTGGCGAGGGTGGATTAAAAGAAGTTGGCAAAAATCTAAGTAGCCGTT